CCGTACTCTGCGATACTTAAAGAACCGTCTATCCATATCAGCGGCCATTAGGCCCCCAAACTTACGGGGGCGCTTCGGGCCGATGCCAGCGGAAAGTGCTCGATAATACTGAGCATAATTCATGCCATCAACTGAATGGACACCTTTCACGTACACTCTCGTGATTGTGTGAAACCACCACCCTTCGACCCAGTTGCGTGCTCTGACTGCTACTCCAGCAGCCATCGCGGCGGACAGGCCTACGTGGTAATGACCATCTCCGAACCCGGGAGGGCCCAAGAGGTGGGGGAACCGTCGTCTCCAATTCATGAGTATCCCAACAAAGCGATACTCATAATGCAAACTCACGCGTTGTGAAAACGCAAGCACAGCATTATGGAGCTTAACGACGTCTTCAAGAACCTTAGGCAAGGTTCGAAGATAGACGGGAGTACAGCAGAAGCCAAGATAACTATCATCGCCACACGACTCCCGGAAGGGAGAATAGCTAAAGGACTTTAAGGTATTAATCTCAAATCCGAAAGCCTCTAGGGCTTCGACACAATCGTCGAAGGAACCCGTCGGGACGATGAGGTCATCACCGTATACACTGACGTCGGTACTCTGTGAAGAGCAGATCGCGTAAAATAGGAGCGACTCCAACTCGAAAGTGAAGCCGTTACCCATCGAAGAGAACTTCTCGTTCCTCTTCCACGCACCGTCAGGCCATTTTGTATACACCGAACGGAGATCATGGAGCAGACACACCCAGTCTATGGGTAGGAGCTGGTCGATCACCTCGGTAGACACCGTATCGCTAGCACCTCGAAGATCGAGGGTTGCGAGATGCCCAGTCCTGGAGGTCAGGCGGGCACGGCGCTGATTGACAGATTGGTCGTCTAAGTCCACGCCGGCTTGGCGTAACCTTCGACGCATATAGTTACCGACTTTAAGTTGTAACCATATGTTCATATGCGGTTCATAGCATATGACACGATCTGTCTTGGCGTTCTTCGGAACAGTCAGCATTACGTTCCCCGGTATGACTGTGAAAGCCTCTTTTAGAAGGCTCACAGGGCCGTCGGCGTTAAGAACCGCCGCCCCCCATATCGGTGAGTCCCTGAGCTCACGCAGAGCGTAGCGCAGGGCACTGGCTGTAACATCAAGGCGAGAACCGTATTTTTTGTACGGTGATAAATCCGGTCCAGATGAGGAACTGGTACGCCCCTTAGACCATCCTCCCGGGAGGGACGATAGGTCGGGAACCGGGCCGAGGATCTTCGCTATCTTTGCGCGCACAGACATGATCGTCTGATTACGTTTCTCAGTCACCTGAGAAAATAACTCAGATCGGAGGCGCCGATTCGTATCAGAGCACCGAACTTCTGCTTTGATTGCAGCCTCAAGCGCAACCCCGGCTTTGTCAATGCCGGTCTTCAAATCATCCGTCTTAGCAAGGAACTTCGTCGCAGCGTGAGCTGCGGCAAAGTCCACTGCAGTACGGTATTGACTTGGGTCACACGAGAGGTTCACGAGCTGAACCAACTCGGCTTCTCCCCCACTGGCAAATAGTAGCCAGCAAGTGAGACTCCTTGGGCAATCCAAGGACATAAGGAAATCTCGAACAAGTAGTCGAGACTCGAGGGTTGACAACTCTCGCTCCTTCGCTCTATGAGACATAGAACTACCTTTCACGGTTGGGTTGACGGGACCTCAGTTGAAGCCAAAACACACGCAGAACGTGCCGCCGTCAAGGCGGTACACGATGTACGCTAGTAAGGCTCCAGCCGATGCGGCCGCGGAAATCGCAACTGCCTTGGTGCGAACACGCCGGGACGGCGCATTCTCACCAGGTGGCATCACGGGTCTCCACAGACGCTTCGAACTGAGCCGTCGCTGCGAAGTTCTCGACAAACGCACGGATGTGCGACAGCTCCAGATCGGTAGCTGCTGTCGGCAGGTGGAACTCGATGATCCCCAGAGTCGTGTAGGCCACGCCGGCGGGGGGAGTGATCCCCGCGTCGTTGGTGCCTACCGTCTGGAGAGTCGGGAGTTTGAACACCCACTTGAACTTCTCGATCCCATTGGCGTTGGGTGCCGAATGGTACTCATCGATCGTTGGCTGGCCTAGGTAGAGCCCGGCGTTCTCACGCCAGGTTGCTTTGGTTTGCTTCTGATCGACCGCTATCACTCCCTTCGGAGCGAATGTACGGGCCACAGGGGTCCCGGCGCCATCATTGATGACGACTGATGCTTGAGTGGACATTATCCATTCACTTTCATAGCGCCCAGAGGGCGATTTTGGAAGGTTAGGCCGAAACGGCTTATCAATCGGTCCCAAACGCCAGAATTAGCGTTTGAAAGCCTGACTCGCAAGAGCGAGTCCGGAGAGCATCCGTTGAACCCCGAGGTTGGGTTCAAAGCGGATGGAGTCCAACCCCAAATGGGGAATGTTACCAAGAGGATCCCGAGACACTTGCAACCAGGAGGTTGTATAGTTCGGGCCAATTCCGGTAACACCATCTCGGACAAACTCCGAGAATGTCGATTCAACCCATCGAGCATACCCTGCGGTACCCCCTAAGTGATTAAATCGCAAAGGAACATCCAAATGCTCTAAGTAGCGCCCGATCGGGAGCATCCAATCAACCACAAAGGATAGTGGTGTGAGCTCCCACGCTACTGATAAGGGGTTAAGTAATCCTAGGGAACCTAGGTTATTTAACTCCGCGGGACTAAAGAGCCAAGTGTATCTATAGGACTCGACGATCTTAGCCTTCCTCCGAGCAGTGCCCGAGGGTGAGGATTCGATCGTGACGACCTGGTCGGTCCACCTTTCATAGTTAGCCCTGGAGGTTACTCGTCCGACGCGTTTCACGTCCTGAGTCGCAAACTCTCCTAGTTGTTCAGCCGCGTTCTTAACATCGGCCAGCAGTGGCTTCCACCCGTAC